CACGCAAAGCTCCTGTGCTGCGGCAGTTTCATGGTGGTCTGGTGTGTTCATGCTGGCAAGAGTATCATTGTTGACCCGGTTGTCTATTAGGGTTTGTCCTAGTGTTTTTTTTGTTGATGCGTCATAAGATTGAGGCTCAACAAGACAGGAGTTCACATGAGTACATTTCAAATTCGTTGCAAGGCCCGTGAGTTGTTTAAGACTTACGATGCGCCACCAGCAGTAATCCAGCAGTACCAACGCAAGTGGGTGCGTTCTGTTATCCAGCTTGGGCCTAACTGGTTGCTTGCTGAACCAGTAAGGAAAGCAGCATGAACGTCTATCAAAAACTTAACACTGCTCGTAATCAGTTTCACAACACTGAAATTAAAAAGTCAGGCCACAACAAGTTTGCTGGCTATAAGTATTTTGAACTTGGCGACTTTATTGTTCCAGCACTAAGCATCTTTGATGAAGTTGGTTTAACAAGCGTTATCAGCTTTGGCAAAGAGTCTGCTGACATGCGGATTATCAATACTGACAAGCCAGAAGAAATGATTGTGATTGAGTCTCCCATGTCGGAAGCTAATCTTAAAGGCTGTCATCCCGTGCAGAATCTTGGCGCTGTGCAGACCTACATTCGCAGATACTTGTGGGTTGCTGCGCTTGAGATCGTAGAACACGATGCTCTTGACTCATCTAAGCCTGTTGAAGAAAAGAAAGTCATCATCACACCATCACAGGGTATTGCAGACACTATTCCTCCAGAGGAAATGCAGTACCTTCAAGAATTAGCGATTGATCTAATCGCTAACGTAGCTGAAGGAAACCCAAAGCAAGCCCTTGACAGGCTTGACTCTGAGAATCTTGAGGCTGATCAAAAGGTTGCACTGTGGTCATTGCTAGATAGCAAAACCCGGTCGGCTATTAAAAAAGCAAAGGAATAAATATGGAATACGACAACAGCAATCGCGGAGCCATCTTTAAAAACGATGACAAGCAACAAGACAACCATCCAGACTACAAAGGAAGTCTGAACGTCAATGGTGTTGATATGTGGGTTTCTGGATGGCTTAAAACGTCTGAGAAGACGGGTAAAAAGTTTATGAGCTTGTCGGTTAAGCCCAAAGAAGATAGGCCCGTTAAACAGGCTTCTAGCCCTAAACGTCAGCCTGTTGTGATGGATGATGACATTCCATTTTGATTAACGGGGAAAAGCGGATGCTGGTTACTTGTCCTAGGCAAGGAACACAAAGAGACACCAGTGCAGCGAGTACCCCACCTACAAGGACAAAACATGAATTTAAAAGACCTTTTTGGCGGCAATCCTTTAGACCTTTTTCCAAGGGTTAGAAAGGACGATCCCATCACATCTTTTGAAGCAGCAGACTCAATCGTAGAGTCGGCATCTAAACATTGGAATGTTATTTCCGATTGCTTAAAAGAACATGGGCCACTTGGAAAAGATGGCATTGCAAGGTTAACTGGCCTTGATGGAAATCAAGTTGCTAGGCGCATGAACGAAATGAAAGTTATGAACATGGTGTTCCTAACAGGCAAAACAGTTAAATCAAACAGTGGTCGTAATGAAAGAGAGTGGACAGTATGAAAACAATTGAAGCATACCTAACAGATGACGGTAAGATTTTTAAATCACTTACTGAGGCCAGAGTGCATGAAGAAATTCAAAAACATATGCCAGAAATAAATGCGTTTATTCATTCTGAATCTTGCAAATACGACAATGTTGCACACAGAAAAATTGTGGAAAACACTTTGCTTGCATGGATTTTCTGGAAAGCAGATGGAGGTATTAACCAATGAAAGAAACACAATCGTATAGCAGCACTGAGTTTGCTGTAATGCAGTGGGCAAAAGACCGAGGCATTTACGAAAACGGTACAGCACTAGGCCAAGCAAAAAAGACGCTTGAAGAAGCTGGCGAGTTGCTTGCGGCTGTTGCCAGTAATGACCGTGAGGAAATTGCTGATGCTATTGGTGACGTTATGGTTACGCTGGTCAACGTAGGTGTGTTGTGCGACTTGGACTTGCGCCAATGCTTCTATAACGCCTACAAAATCATAGAGCCGCGCAAAGGCTACATGAACAAAGCAGGTCAATTTGTAAAGGAGTCGTGATGCTTTGCAATACTTGTACAAATCCAACTCATTGTGTAAATCTTGGGCATTGCGGTATGCGTATTAGTACACAAGCAACTGTTCATGTGTCTGCCCTTGATAAACAGGTATCTGGTAGTCACTACAAAGACAAAGGCATCCAGCCGATTGTCTACATCCATGCAAATGATCTAGGCTTTTGTGAAGGCAATGTTGTGAAATATGTTACTAGACATAAATCCAAAAACGGCGCTGCTGACATACGCAAAGCCATTCACTACCTAGAGTTATTGCTTGAATTGGAATACAAAGATGACACCCCTGCTGCCTGATGTTTGTCGGTGTGAACCAGTGTTCCCTGATAACTATTGCAAAAACTGTCGGCGTTGGCTTAGTCACCCTGAACAAGTGACTAGTCCACGCACTCCAATTGTCAGGGTAGAAACAAGCACATCAGAATCTTGCTACTACATCCCAGTATCACTCTTGAAGAAATAGGGCAATCTCAGCCTCCCGGCGTTTAACAAGACCGGGCAGCACCTTGCCACCACCCTTAGTCCAAGCCCTAAAAGCCTCCGCAGCACCACTCCAATCGCCTCTATTAGCCTTCATACGGATAGTAGAGCGTTGGAGGTTGCCTAGTCCAAAATTAAAGGATATTGAGACAAGAGCGTCAAAGCTGCCTTGACGGCCAACAACGCCGGGAACAAGTCGTAAAACACCACGTTCAAAACTTGCAACGTCATCAGAGAATAGTTTTTCGATTTCTTCTTTTGACCAGACACGGGCATCCTCCTGTCTCAATGGCATTTCTTTGCGGATCATGGGTATCTCTTTGCCTTCTACCCGCACCATTGGCAATCTGATCTGCTCTTGGTAAAGCACATGACCGTAGCCAATCGTCCAGATGTGGGCAGGGCAAAGGTATGGCTTGTTTCTGCACCCCTCAAAGCGGTGCATTAAATCTGCGCCAGCTTTAGAAAGTTTCATTTCTTGTTCCAGCCGCGAGAGCCAAACCAAAACCCAATGATGCCGCCAAGCATTGCCATTTCGTCAGCACTAAAGATCAGATCTGCATACTTGATGACATCATCAATACTGGTAATTAAGTCTGGGTGATTCCACAAGTACCAAGCCATAAAAGCATTGATTAAAACCAACTCAAGAACAAAGATGTAGGTGACAGTAGGGCGAACAGTGCCGACATAGTTGGCAACCCATTTACTGGCCTTCTCAAGCACCTTCTCATCATGGGCAAGAGCCGCCTCAGTCATCTGGGCATCAGTCTGCATTTGGATCTGATCGGTTCGGACCTCTTCAATCTTTAATTGAGCAGCAAAACCAGCAGCAGCCATTTGCAACTCACGTTCGGTCTGCATCTGCGCTAATGCCAGTTCGTGCTTTTGGTCAGCCTTGTTTTGAAAGTACTCCAGTAGTTTAGGAAGGCCAGAGATCAACAGACCCCCAAGTGTTGAGAATAGTGAAAGCATCAATTACCCCTTTTGGTCAACATTGCGCTGGCGATCTCCAGCATGAATTTTACTTGTTGAATGTCTGTCGGTGGTTCTGCCCACCCGACCGTGACCTGTCCAACAAACCGATGCGAGTCTGGCGGTACGCTGACCCGGCAGGTGAACGTCACGCCCTTTTCGATGTACCACAGGCCCACCTCAGACTGAGCATAGCGGTACTCGCTACACGGAATCTCGTTGGTCATCAGTTTGACCACATCGGCGTTGTTGGCAGAGTTCTGACTGAACAGCCCCACATCAATGTCTTCAATCGTCTTGTCGCGCCCGTCCTTGGTGTAGGCTTTGTACAGCACCCGGCTGTTAAACAACGGGTTGACCTTGAACACCGCCACCACGGTTGCGCCCGTCTTTTTGAGCAGCATGGAACTGGCATCATCGGCCCTTGCAGCGTTGATCTCTGGCAGCTTCTTGGACTCTTTGTAAGCGTCAAACATGAAGGTCTGGTTCTGCCAAAGGAAGTACCCGGCAAAGGCCACCACGCCCATCACAAGGATGGCAAACAGCTTGAACGGGCTGTCTACATAGGACAGCACTTTGTCAATGATGGACTCAGGCTTTTCGCTCATCTCAAGTGCTTCATGTAAAGAACAATGCCGCCTACCAGAAGGCCAGCAAGGACGATTACTCCCAATCCGATGGCTATGTACTCAACCATGTCTTCAAGCTGCCGCTGCCGCCTCTTTGCTTCTCTGGCGGCTTCTTCCTTGGCTTCCCTGCGCTTACGGGCAGCAGCGGCTTGGAACTTCTGCCAATCACTCCACATCCCCGGACGGCCAGCGTAGACCATCCGTTCACGCAGTTCCACTTCTTGCGCGTTCAGTTGCTCCAACGCCATGAATTCTTCCATGTCGCTGCCGCCACCCTTCTTGGTGGCCCGTTCTTGGATCACTGCCTTGTTGTCAAAATAGTCAAACACCCGTGA